CGCAGATCGAAGGGGGGGTAAACCCGAATCAGTCAGGCAGAATCGGTTAGTGAGTGACCACTCTCGTCGCACAGCGCATGAATCCTAGACATTTGCATATCGTCGTATCTGACTGCTTTACACTATGTTCATTATGTAAAGTTATTTATGGGTTATCCACAGGTTTGTAAGCAACTTTGTGCATAACTTCGCCAGTTTCCACGCAACTGTGGACAACTAGGATAACTTCTCGCTGTTTTCTGTGGATATGTCCTCGACTACCTCAATGCGTCGCAATGCGTCCAGTCGCATCCCAGACAGGTTCACTTGCACGCTAGGCATCTTATTCTGGGCGTATGAGGCAGGATTCCAGCGCTCTGCCACCCATTGCCTCGTCTGGACGCGCAGACGCGCCTTCTGCACCTCTTCCACATCGGTTTCGTCAGCGATCAGGATGCTCTCTGCGACCATGTCATCTGCTGCCTTCGCACGCGCACGCGAGGCAAGACCTTCATTATCGGGTGAATTCAGCCATTCTTCAAGTGCAACACGCCCAACACCAAGCGCGTAACAGATGCGTGCAATCGGTTGTCCAGCCTCAAGCATCGAGACGATATGTTCGCGTGGCATCAAGTCAAGCGTTGCCATGTCTGCTTTTCGTTTTGGTCTTCCAGCCATTTAAAAGCCCTCCAAGCCACCAAAGGCTAAAACACTATCCAAGGTATTGCTAAACATCTAAATCTCCTCCAAAGCCCTGTTAACCCTATTTTTGCCCATCTTGCTGGTATCGAACACCTTTGGCAACGACGAAGCCTCCAGCTCGTCAGACTTAACATCATCGAACCCTGTCGCACCACCCATCGGAAACTCCTTCGCATCCTTGTCCAGTCTGACCATTGCTGCACAAGGCATCAGCGCCTTGATCTTCATCGTGTCCTTGATGACTGGTGACTCCATGATCAACTCTAGTTCCTCCATCGTCCAGATGTGACGATTCTGGACATCGGGTCTGAACTGCTGATACAGCGTCGCGTCGTGATGTGTACCAACGACCACCATCACCGACCCGTCCTTCATCTCATGCTCAACTGCAACTATCGCTGGCATCTCAGGCACACCGTTCTCAACAGCCCACGATTCGAGCGCTGCATAAGCCTTGATCATTCCTCCGACAGCTCGATCCAACTTCACCTCGTCTCTGGACACCGAAGCCTCGAACACTCGTTCAGCCTGTCGCCACACCTTGATCCGAAACTCTGAATCCACCAACTCGATCAACCTGTTGATGCCCCAACGCTTTTCGTGGTCTCTCTTCACCACAGACAGCTCAACTAACCTCGAATTCATAAATACCTCAAAAGTATTCATAGGGAAATCTGGCTGCTTTACCCCTCTAACCACACTACCAATTCGTTTCTTAACCACGGACAACTCCTTTTTTTAAAAACTACCAAATCGGACGCATTGCCAAGGTGGACAGGTGGTGTGTATTACATACACACACACCCCATCTGTCCACCTTTTCGGCATGGACAAATGGATTTTTAATTGTCCACCCATTTGTCCTCGATATGTCCATTTGTCCCTACTTACTTTTTGATCTGCACAACCACCGAATTAGATGATTTTGCGTCATCATCATCCGCATATACCGCCCAGCACAAGTCACCATAAATGATTACTTTTTGTGAATCAGCAAGATCAGCCTTGACGCGATACCAAGCCTTTTTTAGCGTATCTGGCATGACATCGCTGCCCATGCGCTTCTTGAATTCGTCCCTCCATTGGTCAATCTTTATGCACTTGTTGCGCATTCCATCGACCACCTGCATCTCGCCAAACTTCTTAATTGCGTCGTGCAGACATGACAACGCAAGCCGTTGATTCATTCCAGCGCCTGTCCTGTTTGGTGGTGTTGCTTGGTTAGGACGATCTGTATCCATCTCCTCGTCAGCCTCCACTGCAAGGCTTGAAGTGCCTTCAAAGTCAACGATTCCACTTGATCCAGTCGTGACCTCGACCATCTTGAAGCCTATGCGTTGACCGTCTTCCCCGTCCTTTTGCTTGCTGATGTGGAGTATTCCTTTTGGCGGTTGAGCGCCTTCTATGCGGATGATCTCCAGCTCGGTGTCGACAGCGCCTAAGAGTGAAGAGTGACCCCTCAGACCCTTGGTTGCGTCCTTACCAGCATGGTGAACTACCAGCAAGGAGCACTCATACTTTCCCTGTATTGCGCCAGCAGCCGTAATGAATGCACCCATATCCTCACTTGCGTTCTCATTACCACCGCCAAATGCTCTCGCCAAGGTGTCAATGATGATCATCTCGAAGTGAATCTCGTGGATAGCCTTCAAGTCATCAATGGCTTGCACCAAGTCCTTGAGGTCTGTCTGACTGCTTCTGAGGTTTACTTGCCTTCTCAGGAAGTAAACAGGTGTTCCTTCTGGCGTGCCGTGGTGAATCTTGAGCGCCTTGATCCTTGTGCCGATACCGCCATGACCTTCACCTGCGATGTACAAGACTGCACCGCGTCTGGTTATCTCGTTGCCAAGAAATGCTCTTCCAGTTGCGATGCACTCTGCAATGTCGAGTGCGACGAAGCTCTTAAACGAGGCAGGAGGTGCGTACAGAGCAACGAATGAGCGTTGCGGGATAACACCTTGAACCAGCCACTCAACAGGTTCGTCCTCGATGTCGTCCCACGCTTCGAGCTTGAATCCTTCTCTAACTGGCGTGACCGCGAGAAGTTCCAATTTTTGAGTTTCTTGCGTCTCCACAGAATTATTTAACCTTGCAGGAGTCGTTACATCCATCTCACTTACGACTGCTTGCGTTGCTTTTGTCAGGTCAACAAGCCTGTCCTTATCACCGCCATACTTGTGGACAAACTCGTATGCGTCTTCCTTGATCTCCTCTAACCCCAGATCAACCACTCGGATACTTTTTGTAACCGACTTGAGAGCTGCAACTGCCTTCCTTGCATACTCCCATCCCACCGTGTCGTTGTCAGGGACTATCGCAATGGTGAGTCCTACGAGGTGCTTGACCACATCTTCTGGGAAGTTGCTTGCACCGTTGTGCGTACAGGTTGCCACCACACCTAAAGACTTGAGAGCGTCGGCTGCCTTCTCGCCTTCGCACAAGAAGACTGTTCTGCCTGTCTTCCTTGCAAAGTCCACCTCTGGTAAGTTGTACGGGACGATATTCGCACCAGTCATAGATGCGTGGCGTCTGCCGTTCTCGTCCACCCTGTACTGCTTGTATGTCTTACCCTTTGCGTCAAAGGTCTTGTAGCGTTGCTTGATGTGCTGGACTACGCCATCCTCATCTGTGTAGTGCCACTCCTGTTCGAGCACAGGTTCTTGCTGTTTCGGTAACGGCTTGATCTGGGTGAGGAAGTCTGTCGGATTGGGGAGGTCTTTGAGCAGTCCGTAGTTCTTCACCGCATTGAAGACAGACTCCTGAGAGCACCCACTAAAGCACTTAAATAACGGCTTGCCTTCGTCTGTCTCACTGACGCAAAGGCTTGGATTCCTGTCCCCGTTGCCTTGCCCGTGACTGCTTACAGGACAGCTCGCCATCCATTGCCCGTTCACCTTCTTTGCGTTGCCAAGCGCTTGCGCTATTTGTTCGGCTTGCATTCTTGTCCTTCTTTTTATAAATTTATTTTGTAGATGCGAACGCTATATCTTTTACCGTAATGTTCATTTCTCAAAAAATCAAGCAATTTATCTTTTTCATGAAAAGACATTGATGACCACATTCCAGTGTCTGATGAATGACGATAAACAGCAATCCACAAAACATCTTGCATTAACTCAAACTCTTTGAGTTCTCCAACTTCTTTGATAGTTCCTTCAACTGTCATAGTCTGTATCCAATTCTTTTTCTAGTGTTTCTAATCTCTGCTCCAATTCGTAGACCCTTTGAGCCAACGCAATAAGAAGCAGCATCCAAAATTCTTGTGTGTTTTCCATAGAGGAAAAAAAACGGGACTGATCGTTAGACCAGCCCCGTCTCTCCTAAGAGTTAAAACATCTCGTCGTCTTCTGTCGCCTGAGCCATAGCAGTCTTAGGCGCTGCTTTTACTTGCGGTGCAACTGGTGCTGCCATGCTTATCTTGCCGTCACTATCAAATGATTGCGTACCGTCGTCCACCGCGTCCATACCAGCAGGACGATCAATCCAAGACACCAGATCGAAGTTAGGGATTCTTGTTGTCCCTTTGCCGATCTTCTCTAGCGTCGAGCCTTTGTACTCAATCACGGGGTACTTCCCTGCGTTGGCTGCTTGACCCGCCTCGACTGCCTTCCACAGCTTCTCCAGTCCCATGTTAGGACCTGTGCCGTTAGCTGACCACTCTGCGAGTCCCATCTCTTTGTTGTAGAGCTTGATTGAGAAGCCACGCTTGTGATCTGGTGACGGTTGAGCACCCTTCTTACCCACCGACACATCTGGTTGCCAGTCGCGCACACCTTCTCCGAGGTGCATCCAACCTGTTTGGAGTGAGTCTGTATCGACAACCATTTTCTTTGGTGTGAACTCTTCCTTGTTTGAATTGAGCCATGCGTTAGCAGATGGCATAAAGCGGATGTAATTACCACCGCCAGAAGAAGAAGATAAATTAAGCATTTGAGCCTTTCGAGTTTAAGTGACACATGGTCACGGATTGGGGGAATGGATTATTGACCTAAAGAATAGTCACGCGCAAGAGTGAGACCACTAGACTCTTTGCGTGTGAGCGTGTCAATTAAGTCTTTTGATTCTTTGGGCAACAGTTTGGCTGCCTC